GCTTCCACCACGGGTCCGTTATGCCAAACAGTGTTGCCATCAACAAGACGAAACCCACCAATAAGATCATCCTCGTCCGTCTCAATGGTAATGTTCACACGAATCAACTCTCTATTTAGGGTGGCACATGCCTGCTCAACAGAGAAGGTCTTGCCGTTTCCTGACATACCAGTGATGAACACAGGGTAGAAGATCTTAGAACTGATGATCTTCTTGAGGTCAGTGAAGTTGCCGAACGGGACGAAACCAGCGTCTTTCTGAGGGACAAGGGTCTGCTGCTCAGGAGCAACCATCTCTTCCAGTTGCTCACGGGTTTCTTCGATGGTCAGGTTCCACTTGCCACGACCAGTCTTGTAGGGTTCCATACGGTTACAGATGGTAGCGTAGGAATAACCCATGTGCTCAGCACCTGCTCGGATAGCAGCGGTGCCAACCTCGGTGCCATAGTTGTTCTCGATGTAAGAGAACAGTTGAATCATGTCGATGTGAGCGGGACGGGGCATTGTGCTTTGTTTGTTGATGAATTAATTATAGAGCATGGCGGGGTCTTAGAGACCCCTAGTGGACAGTTCAGGAAACGACCGTGGCAAAGGAAGACAGGATTTTTTTGTTGGTGGTCTTTGCCTTGAGCATTGAACGGAAGGACTTGCTGATCTCAGTCTTCTTAGCACCTTGTTCAACATCAAACTCAACGTCAGATGACAAGGTAGTTTGACCCAGAACATAGAGAGAATCATATCCAAGACCATTAAGTTCCCAGGACTTCTGCTTCCTCCACTTCTTCATGACAGCATCATGATCATGCTTCCAACCGTGAATACCTTTGTACAGAGAACTGAAGTCATTGCCGTTACCGATTCGGAAACCAATGAAGTTCACTTGTGGAAAAGTATCTTTCAGATTTTCCAGCAGAATAGTAGTAAGACTGTTCTTCTGTTCGAAATCAAAGTGACGATAGGTCTGACCAATCTTAGGATCACGAAGGAAACAGTTGGCAGCAATACTACGGTTACCCATGTAACCATCCAAGTCAACATCGTAACTCAGGTTGTTTCCTTCACCATCAGTCAGGATACAGACGTTGACCTTCTGAAGACTGTTTTGTTTCTGGAACTCAGGAATGAGAGTCTTGAGTGTAATCAGACTTTCATTGAGAGGGGTGCCAGACAGATCCAGACCCATGGGATTGTGGTAGTAGATAGCGTTACGGCTGTAGTAATAAGCAAGACGGAACATGTGCTTCATGCTCAGATCGAAACCCTTGGTGTTGCTACGTGAAGTAATCAGGTTCAACAGAGAGAATCGCTTGTGGACAGAAAGCATGTTATGCCCACGTTCGTAAGCATATTCATGTGTGTACTCCTCAGTCTCACCTTGGAAGATAGCATCGTTCCATTCATAGGTGAAAGCGTAAACCTCAAAAGGAATCTGTACCTTACGGCAGAACCAGCAGAGGTTAAGTAATTGCTTGACAGTATCCATGAGCACCGTGCCCATCGATCCAGACCAGTCAAGAATGAAAATCATGCCGTGGTTCTTACCATCAGGCAGAACCGTCACTTTCTTGAAAATGTCGTCGTTATACTTATAAGTGTGAAGCTTAGAAGTATTAAGAACACCAGTCTTAGATTGACCAGCACGAGCGTAAGCGTCAGCAGACTTACGACACTCAAACTCCTTAACAAGATAGTTAACCTCCTTCTGAGAAGATTTCTTGAAGTCGTTGAAATCAGAATCAACTCCTTCGAAGATGTTTCCCCACTGCTCAGCACGTTGCTCAGCAAGTTCTTTCCAGTATTTACTCATGTAATCCTGGAGTTTATCGTAATCAGCGATAACTTTATCGAGATTGACTTTAGGAACCTCAACGTATACAGGTTCCTGAGCGTAAAGACGTTGGTTGGTCAGTTCTTCTGCTGCTTCGTCAAAAGCTTTCTGAGTTTGTGACTCGTAGTCTTCACCGCCCTGGTTGACGTATGAAGGAGTGTCGAGATCGGCTTCATCACCTTTGCCGTTATCATCGCTGTCGTTGGAATCATCTGCTGCCTCGGATTCGGTTTGGGATTCAGACTGTGCTTCAGCAGAAGTAGACTCCTGCCCTTGCTGAGAAGACTGAGGCAACTCAGCAGGGGGAGTGTCTTCTTTCTGTTGACTAAGGAAATCTTTGATCTCACGGCACAGGTCGATAACTTCCTGGAAAGTTTCTACACCTGCTACTTTATCAACAAACACTTGTTCCTGTTTGTTAAAAGGGATACAAGCATAGGCACCAATCTTGAAATGAAGATTGATACGGTCGATCAAATTGAACTTATTTAGATCATGATCAGCGATATCAAAGAAGTCTTGCTCGTTAAGTTCCTGGTATCCATTGTAAAAATCTTTGTTGAGACCAGCATACTTACGCTTCATCAACTTCTCGATACGAGCATCTTCCACAACATTAATGAAGTCTTTAGGAACATCGAAGTCCCAGACATCATTAGGTGTGAACAGAGCATGACCCACTTCGTGACCCACCAGCAGGTCATAGACAACCTTAGATGCCTTGTCCCACAGGGGCAGGGTCAACACACGACGGATGACATCGAAGGAAGCAGTGCTGACCTTACGGTGTTCGACGACAAGGTTCTCGGTAGCGAGCAGTCGTGCCAGGTTGCCTCGGATCTCTTGGTTGAACATGTCTCTCTGTCGTGTGTCCACATACTATAAAACCCCCTGGGGTTACCAGAGGGTTTCAGTAGACGGTTTGTCAATCGGTTTCCGCCAACGATAGGTTGACTACACTGTAGTTCTTCACCTTCTCAAACTTGAGCGTTCTATCAAACTTCCCTTCCAGACTCTCCTTGTGACTGATGACAAATACATTTGTACCCTCATCAAAGTTTCTAAGGATCCATCCTAGTTCGCTGCTACCGTTCTGGTCCAGTGAACCATCAAAGATCTCATCTAGAATAAGGAGGTTAGTATCCACGCTATTCTTAAGTTTAGCAACGCTCCTCCAAGTAAGCAACAGAGCAAGATCAATACGAGCCTTCTCTCCCTCACTGAAAGATTCGTAAGAGAAGACATCCCTGAATCGAGATTTAATAGTTTCCTCAAAGTTTTCATCTAGAGTAAAGTTAACGTAGAAGTCCATCCTCCTGAGATAATCTCCGATGAGCTTGTTCATCGCTGGAAGATATTGTCTAATGATTCTACTCTTAATTCCTGAATCTTTTAACAATTCACCAGCAACACTTAATGTATCTTTATCTTTCCTAGAGGCGATGAAGAGATCTTTGATAGATTTCTTTTCGTCAACGTAAGCAGTCAGTTTTTCAAACTCTGCTTTCTTGCTGCTGGTAGGTGAATTGAGATCTTCAATCTCTGCTTGTCTGCTACTAATCTGTTGGTCAACAGAAGTAATTTCATAGTTCAGTTGGTTGATAGTTGAATTGATCTCAACGATCTTTTCAGACAACTTCATGAATCTAGACTCCCGTTGCTCTTCTTGCTCGATAGACTTTTCAAGATCACCAAATCCTTTTTCCAAGGTCAGTAGTTCAGTGTCACCCTCATTGATCTTTTGATCTCGAAAGTCTTGTCCAATCTCTTGTGTACAAGTAGGACACACATGATTGTTAATAAAGAACTCAGTCTCTTTCTTACAAGCGTTGATCTTTTGCTGGATCTTTACTCGGAAGGTGTTGAGTTGCTTGAGTTTCTTTTTGTTATCGGCAAGAGTTTTCAACTCAGTGTTACAATCAGCAAGAACGGTAGTTTGATCTGACACACTCTTCAATGCTGATGCTTTGTCTTCTTTCAAAGTCTCGATGATTGCTTCTTTCTTTTCAATCTCAGACTTTGTTTTCTTCTCCAACTCCAACATGTAATTCTTCTGGAGTTCGATCTTGTCAGTAGACAACTTGAGTTGATATTCTAGGTCCTTGATCTCTGTATTGTTGTCACGTACCTTGTCCTTCAACAAAGTATTCATGACCGAGAAGATCTGGATGTCCAGAATGTCTTCGATGATTTCTCTTCGTGCTGCTACAGGCAGTCTCATGAATGGTACGAACGTAGAGGATCCCAGAACGACAATCTGTGTGAAAGATTTGTAGTTCATCTTGAGAACATTTTGTTCTAACAATTTCTGTTGATCGACTACCGAAGCTTCTTGATTCCAATCTTGTCCGTTACACTCAATGATAAATTTGTTTGGTTTGATGCCACGTACAATCTTGTACTCATTCTTACCGATGGTAAATTCTACCTCAGTGACACAATCCTTTTCGTTGATGCTGTTTACCAGCATCGGTTTGTTGATCTTCCTAAATGGTTTACCAAACAAAGCGAAAGTGAGAGCATCCAAGACAGTGCTTTTACCAGCACCATTTGTACCAATGATTAGGTTCGTTTGGTGAGAGGTTAGATCCACCTCGGTAAACACGTTCCCCGTAGATAGGAAGTTTTTCCAACGGATCTTTTCAAATACGATCATTCTAAATCTTTCGGGGGAATCAGGAAATCATCTTTAGTTATTATAGCATACTTGTGATATCTTTCCTCACAAGCACCGACAATCAGTTCTTCGTCAATCTCAACTACTTGTAACTTGGGGTTGGTAGGATCAATAACCATCATGCCATTGTATCTCTCAGCGTCATCAGAATCTTCAAAGATAGGAATAATCTGATCGCCCTCTTCGTCAAGGACTGAGAATACTCCCTCTACTTTATCTGCTAACGTGAGAATATACATCAGGCAACTTCACAGCTCTCAATATATAGGGACCTCATCAGTTTTTTGAGTTCGGTTTTATCTACTGACAGATCTGCTTCGTCAACATATTCGTTGAGGAGTGTCATGGTATCTTTGACTTCGAGATTGACTTCACTGTCTTTGTCATCTTCTGTGACGAGAGTTTCCACAATCTTAATGTCATGGACGCCAACATCATACAAACGATCTACAAGAGATTCGAACATATAATAGTCAGTCTTCTCTTCAACGATGATTTTAATATACTTGTCAGCATATTTATTGACATCCAACTTATCGTAGTTGTCAATCTTGTCGTTGTAAAAGATCTTTTCAAAAATCTCAAAAGGATTCTTGACTCTAGTCAGTCTGTTGGTAGGAGGATTGTACAAATGAAACCCACGCTCATCCTTGAAATCATTCCAGAACATCTGGTAAGGATTGCCCAGGTATGTGATGTTACCCTTCTTAGACTTATGGTGGAAGTGACCAGAGAACACTTGCTTGAACCGCTTGTAGATCTTAGGGTCCATGCCATGCTCCATCTTCAGACCAGGAGTTACTTCAAACCCATCGAGTTCGAGGTGCCCCATGACGATCTCGGCATTTGTGCTTTCAAGATGCGATAACGTTTCTTCTTGGTTCTCTTTGTTGATCCAGGGGACGAAACAAATTGGAGTATCCTCAACATAAGTAGTACACACTCCATCGTATACCTGAATATTTTCATAGTCTTTCAGCAACAGTTCGGGGGAGTTGATCTCATTAGTGTTCTTGTAGTAAACACAATGATTGCCAAGGATCATGTGGACAGTGATGTCCATGCTAGCCAGGCGATCAAAATAAGACCTACGGATCCTACTCCAAACATTAAAATCAATGCTTTTTCTGTTGTCAAACGTATCGCCAAGATCAATGACTGTTTTGATTCCCTTTCTTTCAAGCGTTGGGAAAAAGATTTGTTCATAGAACTTCTCGAAATAATTCCAGAATGCTAGAGAACCTTTACGCCCATCCAGATGCTGGTCTGTGATTAATGCTACGGTCAAAGTTTACCTCCAACAACTCCAGAGTTAACAACTCTAGTATACTCATCCAGTGTACCATCCTGAAGACACTTGAGGTGCCAACGTGTCATCGTAAGAACACCTTCTTCTGTAGCACCTGTGATGAAGTGTTGTCCCAGTGGTTCCTGTAAGATAGAAGTGTATAGACCAAAGCGAGTCTTCTTGATATAGAAAGCATCATCAATCCATTCCACGTCAGGAGGAATGATCTTCTCTACTGTCCCACCGAATGAATCACTCAGTTTCGCTTTCTTCTTTTCTGTCTGAGTCTTGTCCATTCTTATTAAATCCAAAAGGTCCTACTTTGTCTTTCACTCTGTCCTTCATGACGGCACCACTCAGTGCTTCCATGACTTTCAGAACATCTTCTGCCTTAGCAGTTACCCTCATTCGTTCCGTTACGAAGTCATACTTCTGGAAGAATTCATCAGCGACTAACTTGTAGTCTTCAACTGTAATTGGTTCGTCCTTCATCGATTCATCCTAATTTCAACGTTTTCTTTGATGCTACCCATGTCAGCATAACTAGAGTTCATATCGTTCCCGTAGTCATCTGTGTGCATTACATGATCAAAACCAGTCTTCTCAAGGATCTTTTGTTTGATGTCGTTCTGACGTTTCTCTTTCTGGATCCTACGAAGAAAGGCGTAGTAGATGATTTGAGTGAAGTAAGCAAAGGGGTTCTTTGATTTTTCAGGATCAAAGTTATTGATATACTGAACACAGTTTTCCACACCATCGGAGATCATGTCTTCACGGAAGGTGTAGTTAACAAAGTTGGGTTTGTAAGACAGGTGGGTAGCAATCTTCAGAAAGCAGTCACCAATGTAATGAGGAATCCTCGGGCGTGTCTTTCCTTGTTCTTCTGCTTCACGAACCTTGTTCTTGAAAACGGTAATCGCTTCTAGAAAGTCTTTGTTATTTACGTAATACTCTGTGTTCTTCTTTGACATAAGACATGTTTTGATTTGCTTACCTTGAGTACAGTATAGTCTAGGACTGGATTGTTGTCAACCAGCTTGACAGAACCTCAGAAACTCAGTACAATAACTCTGTCAGGGTTCAAAGGGAATAGCTTAGCTAATTTTATATATCTTCTCTAATGTCTTTTTCATTTCATTGACAGATCCTAGGTAACCCATTCTTTGATTGAGTTTAGAAGTTTCTACTTTTCCAGTATCTTCTTCATCACTACCATCAAGGACAGACAGATAATATTTTTCAATTCTCTTATCAAGTTCAGACATTGTGAGAACGCGTTCCATAGGTAGAACAAACATACTTTCATATGTTGAGTGAATCCAATCTACTAGAACAAATCCATCTATTGTCTCACCATTTCTACGTTGCTTGATCTCCATTACTTTCTTAGGATTCTCAATAAGAAGAGATTGCTCGTCTTCCATGTAACAAACCTTGGCAACTATCTCTTCACCTGTTATTAGTTTAATTGTTGAATAAAATTCTTCTTCCATATTATTTCAGTTTGATAGGTATTACTTCATACTTAAAGTTTTCCTCTTGGTAGATCTTAATTCTTTCTGTCAAGTGATTGAGAGTATAGTTAGTTCTACTCTTAGAAGAGATATCGTCAGCGATATCATAAAGTGTTGCTATGTCTTTGCCATCGCCTTTCCTGAGGACACGTCCAATGGACTGGAGGTTACGTACCCGTGACTTACTCGGGGAAGCAAAGATAATGTTGTGTAAACGTTTGATGTTGATGCCAGTAGAGAAAGTGCCATAAGAAGCGATAATGATGGCGTTGTCCTGAGTCTCCGTAAGTTTACGAACCTCTTCTCTATCTTCTACATCTGTACCACCATGAACAAAAAAGATTTCACGGTCTGATATATCATTATTTATCAAATCATAAAGTGGTTCACCATGCTTCTCCACATAGTTGAACAGCACCAAAGTGTTACCCTCAATGTCTTTGACTAGATTCTTGATTAGGTTGTTACGCTTTTCATGCTCAACAATGTATTCCATTTCGGAATGATAGTCTTCAAAGTATTTGTATTCATGCTTACACACCAGCACCTTGATACGGAACTTAGAGAGGTGTCCCTGCTTGATTAGATCATCGGTCCTAGTCACCTTCTCACAGGCACCGAACAGACCCTCCAGGACCCATTTGTGAGTCTTGCTACCATCTAGCGTACCAGTGAATCCAAAACGATACTTAGCGTTGTGGAGTTTGGTCATGATACCTGTCAGACTTTTTGACTTGAACAGATGAGCTTCGTCACCGATAACACAGTCAATATCGTCAAAGTATCTTTTGGGGAACTTGTAGATAGATTGCCAGGTTGAAATAATAACTGGTTTATCCGTGTTCTTATCCTTGCCAGAATAAATGGTGTGACAATATTCTTCGGCGTTCCATCCATAGTCCTTAAAATCCTTTATCATCTGTTCTACCAATGAGGTGGTAGGAACCACAAGCAGAATCTTCTTACCTGCCTGAGCGTAATACCTCACGATACTGTAGATCATAAGAGACTTGCCCGATCCTGTCGGTGACAAAAACAACCCTCTGTTGTTCTTCAGTGCTTTATACACTGTCATGTATTGGTAGTCTCTAGGTTTATACTTAGAGATTTGATTCATAAAATCTGCCACACCCTTGGGGGAGACAAACCCGTTGGGTTCCTCTACATCTCCATACCAATCGTTGGACTCAAAATTTAATTTGTATCTTCGTTCGGCACACCACTCTTTTAGATGGGGAAGTAATCCGCCATACAATTCACCCGTAGCAGGAGAGTACAGGTGAATCATACCATCCCAGTATCTAAACCTGGGTTGCCGCTTTAGGAACTTTGCCTCTGGTAATTCAAAGGAAAAATAATCTGCCAGTTCGTGATGAACGTGCTGCTCGGAGTTAAGAGTAAGATATACTTCGTTCTTCTTCTTGACAGTAATCAGGGACATTAGTTTCCATTAATAAACTTCTCCCATTCAATAGCGTTCTTCACATGATAATTTCTTTGTGAAATCATCCTCAAAACATTGTCTAAAAAATGAAGCATCTGATCAATGTACTTGATCTTTGCCTCTTGGTTAATGATGTCGTCGTCCGACTCAAGATAGACCTTCATCTTGTCGGCGGTTTTAATACTTGATCCGAAAGGTTTCTCAGCGTAAACTTTAGCGTCTGCCTCCCCGCTGTAATACTCTCTCTTTTCTCGTACCAACTTACGAACTTCAAATTCCAGACTAGTTTTAATCTGTGAAAGATCGGTGTAATGGTTTAAGTATTTATTATGTTGGAAAGGGATCTCCATTGAGATCTTACCAAGATCAGCACTGTAGTTCTTGTTCTTAAACTCAAACTCTACATGACTGTCTTCTGCCCACTCTTTTTTAATTGTCTCAAATTTTTGATGTAGTTTGTCAAAATTCATTGAACAGCAAATTTCTCATCACGGATAGTATAACCAGTATACTTGAAAGTTACTTGCGCTGTAAAGTATTCGATGTCATTAGATGTAGCATCGAAACTCATTTCAGATATACTGATTGGAAATAAATTCTCAAAATTGATTACGTGGTTTACATTGTATGATGAAGTGTAAATCAACAGTTGACCACCACTATACTCTGGATCTTCCGTTGGCATGTGTTCTTCAGACACACCGTTCTGGCGAATCCAATCGTAAATGGATCTCCAATTGATCAACTCTTCATCAACAATAAATGTCACAGACAAGTCCCCGTATGTAACCCCGCCACCAGCTACGATAGGAAATTGACGGAACCTAGTGGGGACTTCAGTGAAGGGCATAGAAACATCAGGAAGGTTAACTCGCTGACAAAAGAAATCTACCCCTCTAAACTTTTCCAGTTGGAGTTTAAAACCTACTGGGGAGAGGTAATTACGATTTCCAATTTGTTCCTTGTACCATTCAGCAGGCATATGTCAACTTCCCAAGCAATACTATTTAGCGTAGTATGCCTGGTAGTAAGCGACGATGCCTGAGGAGATAGCATGTCCCTGACTCACCCAGTCATGACAGCAAGCAGTGATGTCTTCCATGCTGTGTACAGGTGCTCCGTGTTCAGTCAATTCAGAACCAAACTTCTTGAGGAGAATTGTATATACTTCTTGGCGAAGTTTCATACGAGCGTCACTGTAACGCCAGTCTTCATTCGTCGTAGTTGTACCAGAAGTCATTCCAGTCTTCCTCCGTTGCTTCGTAGATCGGGCATGGTTCCTCCATAAGGATTTCGTTCTTCATCTTAGCACAGCGTTCTCTAAGGACGCTCTCGTCGGGGTCAGGTAGCATACCGTCTGTGAAGTCGAGGTCTTTTCTCATCGGACGTATTCGTTAAGGATATCTAGGATCTCATTATAGGCACAATGGGCACCATCGTGCCAGTCTCCGTTCTTGTCTTGTCGCTGACCGTTATAAAGGGCAGTCTTCAGTTTGTATACTCTAGCGAGTAGGTCTGTCTTGGTCACGGAACCTGTGGACATATTACCTCCATAGTATATGAGTATTTAATAAAAAAGGGACCCCTGTGTGGGGTCCCTGACAATCCGTGGGGTTTAGATCACATGAGGTTGGTGACCTGAACACGACGGTAGTACATGTTGGTGTTGGCGGTGAGGGTCTCACCGTCAGGAGTACCGTTGTAAGCACCGTTGGTGGTGACAAATGGGTTGGAAACCATGCCGTAACGAGTCTTGAAGCCAATCTTGGGCTGGAAGTTGTTAGGATCGATGGAACGAACCATTTGGAGGGGTACGTATGGGCAGTAGAAGAGACCAGCGTCATAAGGCGAAGTACCCTTATAACCCATTACGTAGTAGTGCTTGTCGCTGAGGTTAGCAGAATAAGGATCAACATAGACCTTGATTCTACCGTTGATGGTGCCAACAGCAAGGTTGCCAGTGTCATCAACAGTACCGATGGCAGGACCACCAGCGCCAGTTAGACCAGAGGAATAGTCGAGAACGCCAGCCATGGCGAGAGCAGAAGCAACATCAGCAGAGCAGATGATGAAGTTGCCCTTTCCTCTACGAGTCTCTTGGGCGATAGCGTTAGCGTCACGCTCAATCTGGAAGAGAAGACCCTTGAATTTCTCAACCGACCAACGTCCGTTGGAGTCAACGTCTAGGTCGAAGATGCCAGCGTTAGCAACGTTGTTCTGAGCACCAGGCTTAGCAACGCTGTATACACGACGGACAACTTCACGGTTGATTTCAGCAAGAACTTCGCTAGACAGGATGTTAGCGAGTTCAGTCTCGGCGTCAAGACCATGGATCGCCTTGAGGTCTTGAGCGAGTTCCAAGGTGTACTCAGCTTTGAGTGCTCTGGACTTAGCGGTCACAGAGGTCTTCTCGATGCTGAAGGACATCTCACGGAACAGCTTACCAGCATCGCCAGCTTGCTCAAGATCTTCTCTAGAGAAACCACGGGGAACCTCGTAGGTGCCAGGGGAGGAATCGTTGAGGAGAGCAGGGTTGTTACCTTCTGCGTCGCCACCGACACCAGCGCCAGTACGTGGGGTGTAGTCACCAGCGGAAGCGTCGAGACCAGCAGTGAAGCCAGCATCAGGCTCGTTGAACAGTGCCTCTTCGCCGCCTTGGTTCTCGTAGCGGGATCTCATAGCGAAGATGAGACCAGAAGGACCAGACATAGGTTGGACACCACATACGTCATATGCCATGAGGTTAGGCATAGCACGACGGACTAGGCTGATTAGAACAGGGTCGAAACCAGCGAGACCAGCGGTGTTAGCGGAAGCAAGTGCCGAACCAGCAGGGGATACGGTGCTAGCGCCAAGGGCGTTTACGGCAACTTCGTTGATCATGCCGCGCTCTTCACGAAGAGCTCTTTCTTGGTTTTCCAGGAGGACAGAGGTCACTGCTCTCTTGTAGCGATCCTGGATTTCAGGAGCTTCGCCATGGTTAAGAACAGGGGACCACTTTTCCTGGAGATGTTGTGCGTTAAACATTTTGTCTCCGATGTTTGTTAGGAATTGTGGATAGAATTATTTAGGGAATCACTGATTCCAGCGGTTCATTGCTTCGAGGTATGCTGCCATTGCTGGAGCAATCTCTTCAGCTTCCACTGGAGTTTCGTCAGCAACTACTTTAGGAGCGCCTTCCTTAGGGAAGTACGATTCCTTGATAGTGGTGAGTTTCTTGGAGAATTCCTCCTCGGAAGTAAACTCAACACCCTCAGCAAGAGATGCTAGTTTGTCTTTTTGGGTGTCTACTAGATCCTCGGCAATTTGCTTGACGATGATCTGCTTAGCAGACTCATTGAGACGATTTTGAAGTTCAATATTTGCCTTAACCTGTTCGTTGAGGCGTTCTTCCATCTTACAAAGATCTTCAGTCATACCTTCGACGACATCAACTTTTTCGTCGGGGATACTAATGTAGTGCTCTTCAAAGAGACCCTTCAGACCAGTGATGAAGTCTTCGGTGATCTCATTTCTGATGCCACGGTCAACAGCAACTTGGTTTTCCTCAAGCCACTTGGTGACAGCGTAGTTGATAGTGCCAGTTACTTCTTCAGCAAGTTCTTTCTTAGATGCTTCGACTTGCTCAGAAAGTTGTGCCTGGAACTGCTCTTCGAGTTTGGTCCACTCTTCAGACAGTTTAGACTTAACGGCAGCTTCAAAGATTGTTTTTGCTTTTTCAGCAAATTCTTCGCTGAGTTCAGTACCCTCGGTGAGAGCGGAAACATCAGCAGATACGTCGAGGTCCTCAAACTTAGGTTTGATAGGATAGGTTACACTACCACCTTCCTTAGTACCGTAGGCAATCTCGCTACCAAACTTAGGAGCGGTGCCATTAGGGAGGTCGGTGTTAGAAGCACCACGGTTGGGTTCGCTAGAAATGCCACCCGAAATAGGAGCAGCAGCCTTAGCACCAGGATTCTCATCGCCATCCTCATCATGCTCATGAGGAGTAGTTGTTACACTGTTGACTTCAGCAGGTGCTTTCTGACCGATAGCAACGCCTGGTTGAATTGGAGCGGCATGACCTGTAGCGCTTTCGCCAGCAGAAGCTTTGGCGTTAACAGCGGTGTTGGATTGACCTGAAGCAGCGGCGTCACCAGGGAGAACAGCAGCGGTTACTGTTGGCATTGGATCTCCAGCCTCAGCAAGGACAGCAGCGTGCTCACTGGCAAACTCCTCAAACTTTTCGTTAAGCATATCTGACATTTGAGTTTTCCTCGTAAGTATCTAAATGATTATTCTAAGATTATTTATGAATTCAAAGATTTGAAAGGAACTTATCGAATGCTTGGAGCATTTTCTCCTCAAGTTCTACCTTGGAAGCGTTATCGATTTCCTTCTTCATCTCCTGGATTTGTCTTTCACGGAGTAGTCCGCCTTCCCAAACCCATTCTTTACCTTCCATAATTCCGTTGACGAAAGCGTCAGGAGCGGAAGGATCTGCTACGATATCAGCAGCAGTGGCGAGCATGAAGTCATCACTAACATACTTCACGCCATTATCCTCTTTGAGAGAACCCATGCCTCTGGAGGATACACCAAGTTTTACACCTTCACCGAGGAGACTCTTGGCAATTTTACCCATGGGTGTATCAAGAATTCTTGCTTTGCCCATAAAGTTGTTACCCTCTGCCTTTAGTGATGTGATCTTGTGAGACACTCGATCAAGATTGACAGTGGGACCGTCAGGGTGACCTAGTTCACCTAGGGCACGACCAGCTTTGACATACTCTTCAGAATACCTTTCAACTTCTTTATTGAGAACATCGAAAGGATAGATTCTTCCGTTACGGTTCTTAATTTCCGATTGGAGGAATACACCTTCGATGTAAAGGTGCTTCTCACCATCTTTCTCCTCAGTGAGGATACGGATGTCTTCGATGCTTTCAGTAATTAGTTTCATTGTTCTTCTGGAGTATCTCCTGTTGGTTCATCAAAGAACGTATTTGCTACGGTCTTCTTATATGTATCAATTGTTTCTGATGCTTTGGCATATAAGATGTCCTGGATCTTATCCAGAGCATCTGCTCTTTTCTTGTCAGCAATTAAGTTAACAACGTCAAGAACTTCAGAATCTAATGGTTGATCAGACATAACATAAAAACGGGTTATAACTTATTTATCAGTTTTTTTATTTGTTGCTGGAGCGGGTTTAGGCATCGCCTTCATTTTTTCAATCTCTCTAGCAGTAGCATCGTCCGCTGCTTGTGCTTCTAGTTCAGGAGCAAAGGCATCGTTCTGACGATCCATCATGTCAAACGTATTGATATCAGCAGGGTTCATAGCAATACCAGCATCGATGTCACCCTTGATCTGCTTATCCATTTCTTTAATTTCTTTCTCAGTCTGCTGTAGAACTTGACGACGGATGTAGTCAACAGAGAAATACTTACCGAGGAATGGATCCATCTGAGTAACAAGAGCGATTCGTTGAGTCATCATCTCTTGCTCTTTCAGTTCGTTGAAATGATTATCGAACAGGAAGTCATACTGGATATGCTCTTCCATATCATCCCAATCTTCAGGAGCAATTACTCCTTTGAGAATGAGTTGAGTTTTGAGAATGTCGTGGAAGAGTTCTCCAAAACGCTTACGGAGACGACCGATGAACTTCGTGAACTTAAGTTCGTCACGAAGGACTTCAGTTGTCTTACCGAGATTAAATCCTTTGTTATCGTCGGTGAGACGGGAAGGAGGAAGATTGAGAGAATTATAGAGTTTCTTTTTGAAATACTCCACGTCCTTGAGTTCGCCAAGGTTCTGTCCGCCAGGTAGGGTTGTGATCTCAGTACCACGTCCACCCTCTCTACGAGGCAACCAAAAATCCTCTAGCATACTCATATGCTTTTTGTCATCACGGATCTCGCCAGTGCTAGCATCATATACTAGCTTGTTACGATAGCGACTCATAACATCACGGAGATATTGTTCCGCTTTGACTTTAGGTAGATTGCCCACATCGATGTAGAAAATTCTACGCTCGGGAGCACGGGACAATCTGTAGATAACAAGAGAGTCTTCAATCATACGTAGTTGATTGAGAGACTTGATTGCTTTGTGTAAGAAACTCAGTGGTTGCTTCTTATTCAGATCCATTAGACCTGAGTTACACTTAGCGATAGAGTCCGCTGCCATCTTGATTCCGTTCGAAGAAGCGAAATCGTAATTGGCATTTACGGTCATAGCATTAGCAAAACCTTTGGGGTTGTAGATATAGTAATCAATGTAATCACCCCAGTCATACTCAAGAGCAGTTCCTTTTGCTCCTTGAGATGCTGCTTCTGGACTCTTGATCTTCTGTCTTACTTTACGTAGTTTGAGAGGATCAATATAACGAAGTTCTAGGATACCTTTCTTGGGTTTGTCCAAGTCGATAACCTTGTGGTAATATGAACGACCATCGATGTACCAAGTCCTAATGATTTGGTGAGCATTCTTGTCGAAGTTTAAAAGTTTTTTGATGTGATTAAATTCATCACGAATCTTTTTCTTTACACCAGCGCTGACATCGAGATTAGATAACTCGATTTCAACAGGTGAATCATCAGCATCGCTGACGACAAACTCATTCACAATTTCATCGATAGCAGAGTCACACTCTGGATGGAGTGACATATCTCTGTATCGTTTGATCAACTCATATTCATTACGACCTTGTGAGCCATCGACATCCACATACGTACCAAAATGACCCCCAGCGGCTACCGCTACGGAGTCATCTTGATTTGGTGGGATAGGGGATTGCCCCCTATCCTCACCACCTTTTTTAATAATAAAACCGAAGAGTTGACTCATCTCAATAGATCTATGGTGTTCCTATAGATCTATTTATTAGATCAAAGTTCGATGATCTTCTGAGTTCCGTCAACGCCTGAAGAACCAGACTCTAGGTTGCTAGTGGTTGGAGTGGAGACAGTCCAGTAGGAATACTGCCACTCAACTGTGAACTCTTCAATCTGATCGTTGCTGTCATAAGCAAGATCAATCTGAGAAACGTTGGTTGGGAAGCAGTGCTTGAGAGTATACTCTCTAAGAACTTGACCACCTTCAGCGCCATGCTTCTCTAGCTGCTTGACCTTAACTTCCGCCATGTAACCATCGGCATCCTTGGTAGGTTTGAAGTTAGGTGAGTAGTTACCCTCATGAGTGTTCATGGACTCCAACCATTGCTCGAAGTAAGAGCGGATCTTCATGTCCTTATCATTGAAGAAAGTAGCAGTCCAAGTATCGAAGGTACGATCACCAGCGATCTTGACTGTTCTTCCTCTAAAAGGAACTTCGATAACACCTAGGTTAGAAGCGGGTAGAGCAGCAGACTTACAGAGAACATTGATTAGATCTTTCTCTAGTGAGTCAGTTGGGACTCCACCAGCGAGTCCCCCATTAGGCCATTGAATGTCAATGGAGAACATGTTGGGCTTTACGCCCTGTCCAATGTTCTGGATAAAGTTGTTAATACGTGTTGCCATTGTTGTTTTCCTCTAAAATTTTTGTGAAGTGAATAAATTATCAACCACCGATTACTTCACTAAAGGAAACACCAGACTTGGTTGCCGTAAGGGTAACAGTGATGTAGTTGATCGAACGGGTTGGTTTGATGTAAATCTCAGCAACAAATTCGTTACGGTCAATCACTGAAGCGGTGTTATTCGATTCATCACAAACTACGAGGAAGTCGGTTACTCCTCTTCTTGCTTGGATCTCCGCCATGAAGGAGTTCAGGGCAGAAGCAAAGCCAACTCTGGTTGTAGCATCGTTTTGCTCAAACAGTACACCTTTAGCAAGAGTCTCAGCTCTCTTCTGTACAGCGAGGAATAGACGGCGAACGTTAATTCTGTCGAAGGCAGAAGGAGAAGCAAGAGCAGTCTTGTCACCAAAGAGGACGGTGCCAGCACCAGGCATAGAAACAATAGGATTGATTCTTGCTTGATAAAGTTCGTCTCTATCAGATTGAGTTGGGTTGTATGCCAACTTGACAGCATTTCTTAGACCACCACGGTTGGTGCCAGCAGGAGAGAACCAATCTTCTAGGGTAGCAGAAGTGGAAACACAGAGACCAGCAACGTCACCGTTAGTAGGAACCCAACGATATAGATCGTTGAAGCGGTCGTACATGTACTTATAACCACTGTCGAATACAGCGTAGGAAGTAGATGCTAGAGCGTTGAAGAAGTTGATTGTGTTTGTCTTCTGTAGGGATCTGGTTAGAGCACCAGAAGTTCCAACCTGATTACCTCTGTGAGGAGAGATGAAAGCGATACAATCTTTTCTGTTCTGAGCAACTGCCATTACAGAACCTGCTTTTGCTTTGGTGTCTGTTTCGGTTGCCATGGATCCACCCATGAGAACGAAGTCTACTTCAGTCTCTTCAGTCTCGCTAAAGAGTTCGTAAGCAGAGTCAATCTCGCCAGCGGTGTAGGCATAGTCGTCAACACCATTGGTGAGATCAGAAGCAGCCCAAGCAAGAGTGAACATGTCTACTCCAGCATCGGTAGATGCTTGACCCCAGGCATCACCAGCGTTGCTGGAAGAAGGAGCGTGAGGACCAACAACGGTAGTACCAGTGAAGATGTACTCAGAACCTTCGTTGATGGCAGTCTTGTAATAAGTTGCTTGGTTCTCAGCACCTCTACCGTCAGATAGTTTGGAGAGATAGGTTAGACGCTCGATGACTGTACCAGCAGTACCAGAGATAGCGCCAGTTCTGTCTACAACAGCAACGTGAAGTTCATCATACTTGATACCACGGGCAGCAGCATAAGCAGAAGTGCCAGGACGAGGACCGATAGCAGAAAGAGCAACACCACCAACAGTAGCGTTCGACCACCAGTCAGCAACTTCGTTGATAGCTACGTCAGCAGCAGCACCGTCGTCAAGAGCATCAGCAGTAGAGATTAGAACTGATGGGTCATCTAGAACAATTGTTAGAACAGTGTCATTATTACTGATAGCAATCAATTCTGCTGTAGCAGTTCCACCACCAGCAAGGTTAAATGTTACCTGAGCACCAGCAGCAGGAACGTTGGTAGGAGCGTTAGCAAGGGTGATAACTTGGTCAGCACCACGGTCAGCAACGACAACTCTTAGAGCGTTGCCCCAAGTACCAGGGGTCTTAGCAACAAAAGTTTCACCAGAACCAAGACCGCCTTCCCAGTCAGCAGAATTTCTGACGTTAAGGGCGGCATTAGTGCCAGTGTTAGCAGAGTTTGTGCCAGTCTCGGCACGAACTACAGCGAGTCTGCCGCCATAGTTAAGGAATTCTGAAGCAACGAACCAGTCTTCAGCATTGGCAGCACCAGGCTTACCGAATGCTTCTAGTAGTTCGCTTTGGCTGCTGATAGTTGTAATTTCTCCAACAGGACCTTTAGCAAATGTTGAAGCAAAAGCACCAGTAATAGACTGGGAATTTGTCACAACAGCGGTAGTTAGGTCACGTTCTTTGATTACAATACCAGGCGAGATAAGACTTGCCATGTGTTTTTCTCCTCTGTAGGTATCCAGATATTAATCTAATATTATTTAGATTTTTGGACTCTTTGAGTGGGGAAACAAAACGTGAACATCACCAGTCTGGGTAGTCCCACATGGTAGTAGTATCCCTACTCTTCCTACTTTCTAGGACTCTTTTTACAGTACACACCTTACATTCATATGAATATGCTGACGCTACAGTTGCTCTATCTTTTCTTGTCAAGTAAAAGTCATCCATTAAACTTTTAGTCTTGCCACAACTACGGCAAGTTCTTTCCTTGAATATTAAATGATCTAGAGAAAACTGATCGTCTAAGTCCATTACCTATAGTCCCACATGTATCCAACTTCTTCTTGTGTATCTCCATACCAGACAGTTCCATCAGTAACGAATCCCTCATCACCTTCTAGACCTGTTGTAATAAATCCGAATGGTGACATGTCCTGTTCGATTTGATTCTTTTGCTCATCATAGATACGCTGACGAATATCATTGTCAGTCATTTCTTTGAAGTAATCTTGCTGAACCAACCAGGCAAAGATAACCATACACATTACAAGGTCATCATGGAATCCCTCGTCTGCTTCGAATGATTGTTTCTTCTGGATGAATGTAGTCAACTCATTGATAATGTCATAGTCATTAAAGATAAGTTTGTCATCCTCTACGATCTGCTTGAGGTTGGCACATCCTACCTTCTTAACAGTGACACTCATCTTGACACCTAGTTGTGTCTTGTTACCAGAGAATCCTTGTCCAACAATCTGACCAGCACGTCCTCTCATGGCACACATAAGAACGTTGGGATACTCAAGGTCGAAGTTCAGAATAGCTGCTACCTGATCTCCAATATCATTCACTTCACACATGACCCAAGCATTGTTATATCCCCTAGCAACATCGTTAATCACACTGGGGAACAGCATGGGTTTGATTTCATTGTTCCTGTACTTTGCTACAATACGGTATGGAACAGTAGTAATGTCATACACAATGAAAGCAGAATAGTCGCCACCGATGCCACGACTAACGTCAACTGTCATTAAGTATTCAGATTTTTCTTTCGGGTTCTCATATACATCCAGACCCTTGCTCCTAGTGATAGGTTCTTCAAACACTAGTGCCTTGAGTTTGGCAGCAGATATTAGTGTGTCAACCGATCCCAGGAATTCACACTCAAACTCTTGTGTGAACTGACGCTGAGACGTGTTCTTAATTGTTTGTTCTTTCCACTCGGCATCCCTACCAGGAACCTGTGACCAGTGAACTTCGTGATAGGTATATCCGTTTCTGCCGCTAACAGCATCTTGCCACATCTTATAGAAGTGGTTCATACCCTGTGGGGTAGAGATGATAATTACCTTGGTGCTTTTACCAGACGTAATAGTAGGATAAACAGAGGCAAAGAACGAGTCAGCAATGTGATTTGGGACGAACGCGAACTCGTCGAGAAAGATGATGTTAAACGACATACCTCGGACAGCACTTGCAGACGTAGAAGCTGCCAATATCTTACTGCCATTTTCTAATTCGATGTTTCCTTTGTTCCATACTACCACGCCTTGCTGGATCCACTTGGGTAAGTTTTCATATGCTGTTGCAAGTCTTGCCAAAAGGTCCCTAGCAGTGGATGCTTTGTTCGCTAGGATACCGATGTTAACATTGTCATTAAACAAAATATAATGCAGCAGATAAGACACCACCGTGGTAGACTTACCAGTCTGTCGAGGTAGTTTAGCAATGTTGAATCTGTTGTTGTGGAACTTCTTAATTAACTCTTCTTGGAAGTCCCACATTTTAAATGGCACCAGACCTTCATCAAGTGAAACGATCTGTACATAATTCTTGGTGAAATATACAGGATCTTTAGCACACTTAACATATTCTTCAATCTGTTCCTCGGTAAAATCAATCTTTACGTTCGCTTTCTTTAGAAGCGGATTACCAAGATAAATGTCGTCTCCAGCACCCATTACATATTATTCATATGTAACTATTTATTCCACCACTGGGATTCTCCCTCGTCATACTTCTCTCCAAACTTGTCGAGGTCTTCCATTCTCTTCTCCCAAGTGTCGCCACCTTCAGCGCCTTTCATGGGATTGATACATTGGAAGTCTCCCAGTTTATTACATACCAAACCAGCGAGATCTTTCTCACTACCTTTTACACCCGTACCAGACCACCGATGTTCTCCGTTGATCCAGGTCGCCCCACACTTGGGACATTCTGCCCTACTCATAGAGAGGTCAGAAAATTCTCTGGATGTGTCCATTTGGTTTTTTCCGTAGGTTATTGTTATTATAGTCTATCTAGTAAAAAATAGTGTAAAGAATGGCTACGATTTGATAAGGATCCTACATGTTTTCGAATTTATATTCTAATATCATCCGATACATAGAATCTCTCAAGTACCATAGATGTTCCTGCTCACTCGGATGGCGTGATGGGGAACCTTCCCAGTTCTCAATTCTTTTTAGGATACAGTGGTGTAGAAGTTGTATGTCTTCTATGGTTAAATTGACTTGGTAGTCATAATCTAATTCATCATCATTCATGGATTGTCACTGTCTATGCCTAGGTCATTCAGGTAATCAATCCACCACTGTGGATCCTTCTGTCGTTTCCAGTTAGGAACTGGAAGACCGAGTTCAGCGTAATGCTCCTCTAGAGCATCATCTATAATCTGTACGATCTCCATATTCCTCTTCCTCTTCATCAACGTCAGCATATGGATTCTCCAGGAAGGGTCCTCGTTTTCGTAAAGGTTCTTGTCTGACATAATCCTGTTCAGCATTTACGGCATCGACCCAAACAGCAAGTTTCATCACGATGAAGATGATGATGAGGGGTGTGAAACACCCAACTAAAATTACGGGGTTCATTTGTGACTCCTAGAGAAAGGTTCCCAGTGTTCCCAACCATATTTATGTACGAGGTGCATACCTACGATAGGAACGAATACAAGACAAAACCCCATGACGCCTAAGCACCATGGAGTTTGCATAACAGATCTAACGAACAGTTGAACGTGGTTCATGCTGGATAATCCCAATCAGTGATACGATCTACTTTGTACTGTGGTCCCCACCCGCCAGTATAGATGTAAGGAACAGTACGAATGGGACAGCTGTCACCAGTACAGAGAAGATCATCAACGATCCTCCATGATTCCATGACTTCAT